AGAATATGTAGATACCAACGCCTTGCCTTTACTACCGTTGCCAATGGCTTCAGTAATTTCATCGTTGTCTGTATCAAAAACACGAATGGCTTTCTCTGATTTGCAAGTGATGTACTTGCCCATGTCAGCCTTCTTGTCTTCACCAGTTTGAACACTGATTCCCATATCTTCCAATGCTTCAACAGCAGCGTCAGACAGGTTACACAAGTTCAACTGAAACTTACCAGACATGTCATTCACTTTATTGTGTTGACACCAGAACACATCAGCTTTAATCTTGATGGCTTTCTTTTCTTCAGTCATAATTTTCTCCAATATAAAAACGGTCTGAACGGCAGACCAACAACCGCCTCTTTCGAGGACTAAGCATTTGTAATATCTAAATAATCAGCAGCCTTCCGAAGTAAAGTTGCATCATCTTTCAACATTCCAATTGCTCTGTTACATTGGTTACATAGTAACCCACGAACTTTTCCTGTGTCATGATTATGATCTACAGCAAAGTTCCAGTGTGCTCTCTCTCCTATTACATTGTTCTCTGTAGTTTCACAAATAGCACAGCGATAACCCTGATGTCTTAATAAATAGTTATAAGCATCTAATGATATCCCATATTTAGATTTGAGGTTATTTTTCCTCATACTTAATTTGGAAGATATTAAATTATCTTTTCTCCATTTCTTTCTAGCTAGATCATCACAGTCTTTACATCGATAAGATTTACCATCGCTTTTATTTTTATAATTATAAAAACAATCAAATGGTTTTCTGTTACCGCAAACACTGCAATCTTTTTGCTGTTCTTCTATATCTCTATTAATCTCACTTCTTGTACGCTTTAGTTTAGGCATAGTTCCTCCTAACTAAAGTTATACCAGTCAATGACATTAATGTCAATACTATCATTGATCAGTGAGTCTGTTTCCAATTGTCGCCAACCTTACCCTCAGCATCTACTGGGCAACGAAACTTAAGAGCTTCTCCTGCTTTAGTTGCAGCTTGCTCGATGAGCTTAACTGCTTCCTCTGCCTGATCTTCTCTTACTTCCCATTGTGTTTCATCATGAACAAACGCTAACAGTTTAGCATCTATTCTATTTTCTTGCAATAGATTTGTTGCTTCAATAAGCCATTGTTTTGCTATTATAGCACCTGCACTTTGCAACAATGTATTCAATGCAGCATGCTCAGATCTAACCCACACTCTGCGTCCATCCAGTGCAGGTAAATGTCCCTTAGCCATCAGCCTAGATATCTTCTTCTTCAATGCAGAAAGTCCGGGCGTATTGTTAATAAAACTATCAATTAGTTTCTTACCTTTGCTGCTATTTCCACCAACAATACTTCCAGCTTTGGCTGCTCCTGCTCCGTAGAGCACTCCATATGTCAGAGTTTTTGTGGTGTTTCTAGCCTTCTTATGTTCAGGATTGTTATCGTCCTTGATAGTACCCTTCTCCACCAAGCCAAAACTCTGTGCATTAAACCAATGGATATCACCCTTAAGCAGCTCATCCATCCACTCTTGGTCATTCAGGTAGTGGCCTAAGCAGCGAAGCTCAATGCCTGATAGATCAACACCCACTTGCTTGTAGCCTTTAGGCACTGTCCACACCTCCCTACACTCTGCTCCATAGGGGTTACCCACTGCAGGTATCTGTGCCATGTTAGGGCTACTGTGTGTAGCTCTACCAGTGACAGCACCATTGGTAGTAACTCTACCATGCACTCTGCCATCATCACCCACTAGTTCCAACCAACTACTTATCTGAGCTACACGCTTTTGTATCATCAAATACTCAGCAATTATTTGACCCTCTGGGAACACAACACCCTTCAAAGTGTCCTCATCCACTATAGGTTGACCCGTTGGGGTCATTTTATTTGGCTTCCATCCAAGGTGGATAAGCCTATCACCAATTTGCTGTCTACTTCCGGGATTGAATATGGTTACTTTGTCCTTGAGCTGCTTGCCTGTCTTCTCAGACACACGCTGTTCAATAATAGGAGGGAATACCTTCTGCATTTCCTCTTCAATGTCAGACATACGTCCACTCAATGTTGCATTAAGCACCATAGCTTTCTCAATGTCTAACATGAAGCCATTGTTTTCCATTCCTCTACAGATGATGGCAACCTCATGCTCAAGCTGAATGCTTTGTAGTGAAAACCCTTCCTTCACCATCACTGTGGATAGGTGGTTATATAGTTTCTCAAGCAGCAACACATCCTGCTCACAGTAGGTAGCCATCTCTTGTGTCCATCCACTGTCGAAGTCAGTGAAGCCAATCTTGTAGCTGCCTAAGCGGTAGCCCCATGCCTCAAGACTGTGAGGAGTAGGGGCTTTGCCCGATACAGGCACGACAATATCAATGTCGGGCTTGTACAGGCGTGACATAACAAGAGTATCTACTAACATGTTGTTAGGAATGACTACACCCCATACCTTCTTAAGCACTGGTGCATCAAATCCAATGATGTTATGGCCCACCACTTGCTCACCATCTAAGTATTGTTGCAAACTGTCGGCTTCCCGCCAGTGCCTCACCTCTCCAGTAGTGTTGTGCTTAGTAACACACAACCATATGGTGTCATGTTTCAGGTTTGTCTCTATGTCTAAGAAGATCATCGTCATTGTCCTTATCATTTTGTCGGAGGTTGTCAACATCTACCGACTGTTTGTAATCTTCTACTGAATCCCTACCAAAGATGGCATTCCATCTAGTAGCCCATTCCTCATCAGCTATTGATCTGGTACGCTGAGCATGTCCCTTTCCATCATTACTCATCCCAGTCCCCCCAATTCCACACCACTACAGGTGTGTCCTTTCCTATGTATGCATTCTCAATGTTGAAGTTGATGTATTCAATGGCATCATCAGAAGACATACCATCTCTGATCATCAATTGTTCAACCATCTTCTCACAATCATATACCAACACATCAACACGTTCATTACCAATCCAAAGATTGGCTGTGCCTATGATGGCACTATCAAATCCATCCCACTTCTTCATAGCATAAGTCCTTCCATTGTGTCATCAATCTCAAACATTCTGCCAGTGTCTTTGTTATAAAGCAAGCTGCAAGCTGGACCAGTTTGTCCTGCAAAACGATTCTTCAACACTCTCACCTTAGTGGTGTTACGTTCAATGGGATCATCGTGCTGTCCATTCCTCTCTAGCGATATCACCATGTCACTAAGCTGTGCAATGGCGGCACTGCCTCTAAGCTGAGCTAAGCTAGTGGTTGCACCTTCCTCATGTCCCTTATCTGAGGGACGCTTGAGGTGGCTAACAATGATGAGAGCAATGTTTGTTTCTTGTACAAGCATGCGAAGCTTGGTCATAATTTCATCAATGGCCTTGCGCTCATCGCCATTGTCCTGACTGGATACGATGATGCTTAAGTGGTCTAAGAAGACATACTTACATCCAAGCCCTTTAGCCATATACTTCACACGATTGACAATGTTTTCAATGGCTGTGCTACCAAAGTGATCAAAGAAATACAAACGCCCAGTGCCTAATGTCTTTTCAAATGCGTCCCTGCGTATAGCATCAGACACCACAGATGTTGGTAGATGTAGTGGTGTATCAGCAGCAAGACTCATCATGGATAGGCTAGTCTTTCTCACGCTCTCTTCAAGAAACATCAAGCCAATGTTGTCATTGCTGTTCTGTAACAAGTGCCACACTATTTCTCGTAGAGTTTGGCTCTTACCTAAGCCACTACCTGCTGTGAATGTAACAAGCTCACCTGCTCTGATGCCATAGGTGATATCGTTGAGTCCCTTCCAAGGATAGAAACAGTCTGCTGCTTCCATCGGTGTAGACACAAGCTCCCATAACCCTACACCACTGACAATACCATCAGGAACGAAAGGCTCTGCTGCCCACCAACGGGCAATGAATGCAGACTCTTTGCTATCAGCAAGCCACTCACATGCATCCTTATATGCAGGGTCAGGTTTAAATATTTTGCACTTACTACCAAATAATTCAGCAACTTCCTTAGCTGCCTTCTGCCCTGCCTCATCACCATCAAAGCAAAGCACAATGTTTTCAAAGCTGTTGATGTATTCGTAGTTTGCTTTAGCATCTTTCAATGCACTACCTGCACCCGTGCGAATAGATACCACTGGATATTTACTGCCTGTCAATTGGTAAGCAGCCAGTGCATCAAACTCACCTTCAGTGATGGTTAAGTATTTGCCATTGGATGGGTATAGGTTCTGTCCAAACAGTGTTCCTTTGCTCCATCCACCAACAGTGGTGAACTTCTTGTCCTTCACTTCCCTACGCTTAGCTGCCACCAGTTGTGTGTTGCTGTCATAGTAGGGGAAGTAGTAGTGTCCATCATTACGAACAACACCATAGCGTTCCATTGTGGCTTTGTTAATGCGTCTGTCAGACACGCTAACACTGTGTCCTTCGTTGTAACTTTTAATGAAGCTACTTGTGTCTTTGTTATCACTATCAATGTCAATCACTTCTAGTCTTTCATTGTTGGTGGAAGGGATGTATGTATTACATACAAAACATTTGGTGGACATGTCTTCGTTGATGGACAAGCCATCACTACTACCACATGTCTCACAAGGTAGGTGAGTTTTTAAAAATGTCATAACCTTTGTAGACTATTTTGTTGGTCTTGAGCACTTGCTCGTATGCGTTAAACAGCTTAGCCATTCTAGCATCGTGAAGGGCATGTAGTCCAATTAATAAATTGGCTAGCTCATCCTCTGTTGGATTCTTTTCTCTATCCATCACCACCCATAGGATGGAGTCGATGTCCTCTTTAGTTATCCAAGCAGCCATGATGAGGTTTTCTAGTTCGTGTATCTTCATGCTTGTCCCCTGTTACGGATGGCGAAGGCTGTTCCCCAATTAAGTTGCTTTTCTGCAATCCTTGCACACGCCTCACGCTCAATCAGCACAGCGGCTTTGATGGCATCTGCTTCCCAATGGTAGGGCTGTCCCATTTCTCTAAGTATTTGTTTGCCAAGATTGCTGTTCCGTTCCACAGCATTAAAGGCTTCGTCTTCTTCTGGTGTCCAATCAGTCATGTGTTCTTCCCTATTCATTTTGCAGCCTCCAAATATAAACCAACATTACCCAGTGCATAACCAATGAAAGCTATGCCTAATCCAATGTTTCCTTTCAGTAGTAGATCCACTGCCACCGCTGTATACACCACACCTACAATTGCAATTAGCCAAGCACTCATGACTTTTCCTCCACAAATTCTAGTGGTTGAAATTCTTTAAGCACTCTTGTTAATGCATTAATAAGTTCCCAGTCTTGATGTTCAGCATCATGCTTAAGTTCATATTTAATTAACCATTCAAGTTGTTCAACAACAACTGCCTCTTGTTCCATCTGACTCAATGTCATACTAGTCCTCTCATTTCCTGTGTCACTGTTGCACTACGCAAAGTGTTCTTGATGTATGGTGTTAGGCTCTGCGGTGTAGCATGACCTGACACTGACATGATGTTGGTGATGGGTACACCAGCCTCCACCATTTCTGTTATTGCTGTCCTTCGTAGGTCTTGCAATACTAGATCACTGGGGATGTTAGCCTCAGCCACAATTTGCTTAGCCACCCTAGACAGATTGAATAAACTGTAGGGAAGTAGCCCACCCTTCCTATCAGGATTATTGGATGGTGCAATGTATTGCTGCCACCCAAACTCAGCATGCTGTTGCTTCAACATGGTGAGAAGCCCAGTGCTTGTTGGTATAGACACTCTAGACCTGCGCTTGCTCTGCTCTAGATGCAACACACCCTTCTCTAAGTCTACCTGATCCCATCTAAGCTTACGCATATCACCCATACGCTGTCCATATTCATAGGCCATCTGCACAATGAGTCCTACATTACGCCATTTGAATGTGCTGTAGGCAGTGTTCATGAATGCTCTGACATCTTCCCTTGTCCACACAGTTCTTCGTGGCTTGTCTGCCCTTCTAAGCACCTTGCTAAAGGGATTGTGTGTGATGTAGCCATGACGAATAGCAAAATTGAAGAGCAATCGATAGACAGCTAGTGTGTGGTTAGCTAGGCTAACACTGTGCTCAGCATGCTGTTCATATATCTTTTGACAATGCGGGGTAACTAAGCTACCTAGCTTACATTGATACAAAGGTATGCCATTGGCCTTGCTATCTTGCCATCCTTGTAAGTAATAAATGTAGTCACGCTGTGCCTTAATACTGAGCTTGGTATAAGTGATGTTGTTCTTATACGCCTTGATAAGATCAACCACCTTCGTATCCTCTGATATATCTTTAAGATATCTAAGTTCTTTACGCCAGTTGTCTAGCTGTGCGTTCAGCTCTTCAGCTAAAGCAAAGGCTTTAGATTTGTCAGTGCCTAATACACGCCTAGCCACCACCCCTGCATCCACTGCATCCTGTGGTGGGTTGTAGCGATACTTGGTTATGCCTTCGGCAGCTTTGGCTAGTGTTACATAGCGAGGCAGTGTCATTCTTGTTCCCTTGCCTTCATCATCTCTTCAGCAAACCAATAAGCTTTACTTGCTACTTCAGAATGTGGAATGTTCCACGCACTGGTCATCAGCACAGCCATAGCTTTAGCTGCAAAGTAGTCACGCAGGGTCATGCCATCTTTGTATTGATCGGGGAACGCTGCTTCCATATCATTCTTTTCCATCATCACCTCCTAGTGCATAAAGTTTTTCAGCCATATCAATCAACTCATCCTTCTTCACTAGCTTGTCTAGCCATCTAGTGGGTATACCTTTCAAGCCATACTTACGCCCTGCCAACATGCCTGTCACTGCACCAACAGTGTCAGCGTCATAGCCTTTGTTAACTGCCATGATCAAAGCTTTCTCAAAGCTTGATGTTTCTCTCACACATTCCCATGCCATGTTGTATGTATACATGATGCTTCCTGATGCATACACATCACGGAAGTGTTTGAGATAGTCGAAGTTGTCTTCTGCTTTACCTGACATAAGCTCAGCAACAAACCCTGCTATGTAATGCACAGTGTCTGCATTGCCATGTGTCATCAACGACACAGCAACACTCTGTGCCACAG